TACTTTTCTTATTAAAAACCCATTCTCTTACAGGAGAAAAAAATTCTGATTTACTTACTAATTCAGTAGTTGCTTCTATCGATAATGGTATAAGTATAAAAAATAGTATATAATACACAAGGCCACATATAAGTATAAGGTTAATTAAAGTTATTTATATTCTATATATAGATAGGTTACTTAATTGTACAGATATAAGATGTAAAACATTGTATTTTAACATATTACTAATTTTATAACCAACCACTTACAATTATTACATGCTTTTTGTTTGGAACTTTTGAGATAAAATGTATGCTTATACATAAAATAAAAATACCCTACACAGCACTAGTTAATGGCTGTGTAGGGTGTGTAAAACAATTATAGCATATTACAGGGAACGGTCAATTATACCCATGCCCAACATACGGCTATCGAGACACGCGAATCCAAGCTCTGCCCAACCAAAAAAGCCTTGTTTTTGCTGGCGAAGTAAAACAGGATCTTCAATTGCCTCAAACTCTTTTCTAACAGGCATTACAAGAGAATCATTTACAGACATATCAAAGCCATAAATCTGAGTCTCTCCAAGAGTAGCTATTGTACCATCAGCTGCGGTAATATTACCGTGCTCTAATGTGTAGGAATTGTACTGGTTGCTGCTATCAGCAGTAAACTTGCCGTAAGCAGACGTATTGTCGTTGATATTGTAAAGACCGGTAGCGCCAAGATGTTGAATTTCATGCATTACAACACCCCAAATCTGACCCATACCAGCTACCTGGAAGATTTCTCTTCGGGTTATCGGATCAATATCGGTATCAGTCCATTCACGGATATCAGCTGCATCTTCTGGGCTGATATAAAGGTCTGTGAGTTTACGACCAGTACGTTTAAAACCAGTAATCATTTTATTGATAAGTTCTTTTGATAGATAACCAGCACCAGTTGACCCAGGGGATATCTCGTAAATAGGTGCCGGTCTAGAACCAAGCAGACCCTTACCTGAAAAAGAAGATGTTGCTGCAGGTACTATTACCCGCCAACCACTTTCTTCTTCATAGTTAGCTAAGTCTTTAGCTACACGTGCAGCAGCACGTTGCGGAATATCTATACGTGAGTCTCTGGCATAGGTGATTTTCCAATCAGCCGAAGAGGCGATAGTAAAAGTAGGTATGTTTACTTCTTCACCGATACCTTCGATGAAGTTTTGGGCAACATAACCAAGACCTGGGAGAACCCAAACAGGTATCTCAAAATCTTCAGCTACTGGGTATACAGCCTGTGCACCTGGCCCGAGGCGTTCAACAGTAAATAACTGTCGCATAACCGACTCCAACTCAATCTTTTGCAAAATAGGTACAGTCAAAGCGGCGGCGAATGCCCTATAAGCGGCCAAACCTTCTGGGGTCTGCACATTAGCTGTGGCCTTAAAAAGTTCTTGCATTTCATGTTTTTCCATGATTTATTTGCTCCTTTAAATATTTATTTTCGGAAGTATTAATTTACTTTAATCCGATTTAACTTACTAAATTAACAGCTTTACTCTAATAGGGTATAAAACAGTATTATCAATATTAGCTTGGCACTTAGCAACACTGGCGCCCTTAACTACACGGGCTACAACAGTAGTATTACCAGTACATCTAGCACCGGTAGCTGCATCAGTTGCACCATCTGAATTAGTAGTACTGTTTGTTAATTTTGCCTCATCGGCGGCGGCAAACAGAGCTAAACCAGGGGTCATAGCGGTCTGTACAACACTAGCTAACATGGTACATGTATAATGTACTGTATCCCAAATACCGAGATGGGCTACACCGACCGGCGCTTCTTTTGTACCAGTAATAACACCAGCAGAACTATAAGTAGGCTGCGCAATAACATCACTTGAACCCAGGTCACCAGGCATAACGTAACCAGCAGGATGAACCTGATGATAACCTGTTTTGACTTTTTGCATGATAAAACCAAAAGGTACTTCAGCAGCGGCGGCGTGTGACATCTTAATGACTTCTGCTTCCTGATTTACAGCAGCAGAGTTCAAATATACAATAGAACCTGCATAAGCAACTACACCACCAACACCAGCGGAACCGGTTGCTGTTTGAGCTGCATATTTACAGAATTGATTTTCTACTACAGAGTGTCTTGGTATAAACATATCTGTTTTCCTCCTTACCTCTAATTATTCAGATTTTTTAAACATATCTGCCATTGCCTGGCCTAGTTTACTGTATTTAGCCTTCACATCATCTGAAGGAACCCCCTCCAAGTTTAAAGCAGCTGATACAGCCTTATTAGGATCTATATTAGCAGGAGGTACAGCCCCAAGATTTTGATTTGTACTATTTGCAGCGGCGGCGGCTTTATTAGCTTCATCTTCTTTGATTTTTGCTTCAGCAGCGGCGGCTGCTTTTTCATCTGCTTCTTTTTTAGCTGCTTCCATTTCGGCCATCACAGCCTCTCTAATAGAGACTAGCTCGTCTTTATAAGCGGCAAATTCCTCATCAGACATTTCTCTAACTTTGGCAATCTGAGATTCTTTGTCCTTACGAAGGATGCCTGCCGTTTCTAATGCAAGCATTCTAACTTCAGCAGCTTTGTCTTTCCGCATCTTTTCTATTTCGGCCTCTACACCAGCTAATTTCTCAGCAACAGTTGATTTCTCAAGTTTAGCTGCCTCAAGCTCACTTTTGAGTTCTTCAACGGTTTTATTCAAAGTAGCTACAGTCTCTTCTTTTACAAGAATCTCGGCGCTTTTTTCTTCCAAAGCGGTAGCTAATTCGTCAATAGTGTTAGCAGAGGTTTGAAGAGCTTCTTCCGTTTTCTGCTTCATTGCGGCCTCTTCTTTTTCTGAAAAGATTGCCTTTATTAAAACTTCGACATCTTTTTTGAATTTATCTTCCATTTATAAACCTCCTAATGTTCTTTAAATATATAAAGTTAAACTTATTTTTTTTAATACCAACCTTTAATCCTTTTCCAAACCAACTAGTTTAAAATAAAACTACGGCAACATCTGAGAAGCGCCGGTATTACCGCGACAACTCATATTTGTTAAGTCAGGATTTACACCTAACTGTGCATGTACAACCACAACTGTGTCACTGGCGGCAGCAGTAGAACATACCACAGTAACAACATTGTTTACTTTATCTTTTGAGATGTAGCAGCTGCCTACATCACCTTCTGGAGTAGCTACAAATTTACCGTATGAAGCTAAGTCGTAACCATGGAATTTAATTCCACTAGCAACAACGGCTGTTGTTGCACCACTAATTACAGTGATTTCATCAGCCCATAAATAAGGGGCTGAATGGTTATTACCTAAATTACGATAAACCATAGTAGCTCTATCATCACCCATTATTTTACATACTTTAGGTGTGCTGGCTCTTTCGCCAGTCAACGGTTGTCCGATAGAACCCATAATTTAATCCTCCTTAACTTATTTTATTAATATAAACCTTGTTTAGCCTTGTTAACTTTCTTTAATAAGTCATCAATTAATTGGCTGCGTTTAGCTTCTGCTTCTTTCTTATTTAATAAATCATTTACACACGCGGTGGCAAGCGCGGGTATTTGATGTCTTAAACAATCTGGATCAGAAGTATCCCTAGAAAAAGAAGTACATTGCTGATCATAAGCTGTACACCAATTTTCTTTTAAAACATTACTATTTTGATCTTGTGTTATACTATCTATAAGTCTTTTTTTATAATTTACACATATACCTATTGTATCTGTGTAAACTAACTCTGATTTTTCTTTAACATCTTCTATTGTTTTTTCATCCTCTATATTAGAGGAGGTTACATTATTAGCTATTTCAGTTACTTTGTCATAGTCTAGTATTAGGGGCTCGTCTTGATTTGTAACAGCATTGTCTTTTTGTGTTGCAGTTTCTAATATTACAGAGGGAGGATTAGCTGGATTTTTAACAATACCCACACCAGAAAAGCATATCCCTCTTAATACCCTCGCAGCTTTACCACTGGCTATCTCAACACCCTTTTTTACTACTTTAACCATAGTACCAAAAGCAGTTGATTTTTCTGTGGGGAAGCCCAATAAATCTGCTTCTTTTTTATCTAAGATAAGATTACCTATTTTTACATCATAGCTTTGGTAATATGCTTCCATACTAACTTTCCATTGATTATCGGAAACTTCCTTAGCTATATTTGGAAATCTACTTTTATAGATAATGCCAGCTATTAATATGTGCATATCAGAGGTATCTAATGATGCTTTTTCCATACTGGCTAATTCTTGAACATCCAGTTTATTGCCGTCTGCATCTACAAAAGCGTAGTCATAAATATGACCGATGATATCTGCTTCTTCGTGTTCAACATCGACAGCTTTGCTGGTGATTGATCCAGAAGCCAAAACTAACTCTGATGGTAGAAAATGCGCTAAATTTAAATTAGTACCACTACTTACAAACAAAGCACTAAAATATTGAAGATCTGGTTGTTTATTGCTTTTATCTGGAAGTTTAATTACAGAAGAGACTTCTTTTCTGAGAGCCTCTGTTTCTTCCACCAAATCTATTTTGGCTTCCATATAAAATTTATTATTAATTTCTTTCACAATTAAACCTCCGGATAATTATGTAATGACTTCTTATTTAAATACTTAAACTTTATACTTACTTAGTAAGTTAGTTAATTACTGTTTCTAATAGAATCCAATTGCTGTAAAAAAGTACTATATTCTTCTTCTGATAAATCTTTTACTATGTATTCTATTGTATTTAACGACGCTTCTGACTTAGGTGCCTTTGCAGGTTTTTTAGTTAGTTTCTGTGGATCTGTTTCTTTTTTATTAGTGGGTGATGTAACTTTACCTGAAGGTCTACCATTAGAAGGTGTTCCAACAGGAGCCCCTTGAACGTCCTGTGTTTTAGCCTGCTGCCATGGACTACCAGCAATCCCAAATATACCATCCTGAACTAATTGAAATTCATTAGTCATATTATTAAGTTCATTAGGATAATCAAAACCTAATAATTCTAAGGCTGTTTGATAGCTAAGCATCCTTCTATCTACTAACTGTGATATAGTACTCATATATAGAATGATATCCTTTAATATACTATTATCCCATCTAACTTTCGGAAATCTTTCAAAACCCATAGCCTCAGCTATCTGCCTAAATTCTTTGTACAGCCACCTACTTACTTGGCGGCGGGCATATTCAATTTCTTCCAATACCCCCTTAATAACCATATTAACACTATCAGCACTGAAATTACCAACACCGTCTATAAGGGCCCTAGTCATACCTAAACCACCAGTAATGTCCTCATTCACTTGTTCATATTTAGTTTTGCCTAAAATAGATGAAATTTCAGGGCTAACTATTTTTTCTACTTTTAATGTGTGGTTCCATACAACATCGAAGGATTTACTTGGGGTATTATGACTCTGGAAAACCGCAACAATACTTGCAGCCGGTCTTTGTGTTTGATGGCGACCGAGAGTTTCGGGCAATTGTCCCTGCTGTAACTTCCCAGTATTACGGGAATTAATTCCCCCAAAAGTAGTTTTGTGTAATCCATTCCAACACTTCTTTTGTTTCTCCAAACCTGTCTGTACTCCCCAAGAC